ACTTGCTGCTAGTGTGAATCCATCACTTGTTGAGAAATCTGAGTCTACTAAGTTTATACCTTTTGCCTGTAGCATTTCGTATGTTACCTCTGACCTTGAATCGTCAGGTACAACATTGCCATACATTACAATCTCAGATATTTTGCCCTTAAAGTCCCAATCTGAACTAACGTCCCATTTTCCGATTGAAACATCACCCCAACCTATTGTTGCTGCATTTTTCACGGAAAGCACATGAGGTTTACCGCTTAGTCTGTCATGCATTTCGTTTCTTGTGTTTCCTGTAGTCTGTTTATTGTCTACAAAAAACAAATGATTGTAACCGTAATTTTGAGCGTCAGCAGTGCTGTTGTTAGAAGTGTCGCCATTCTGAACTGTAAATCCATATTTGTCAGTTGATGAAGAATCAGAAAACAAGATCCACTGTTCATCACTTGTTTCCAAGTGCATGAACGTATCCAGCCTTGTGTAGTCCTTCAAATCATTCTCAGATGTCATTCTCTGTGAATTGAAATCAACACTTTGTATTCCATTGCTGTCTTTCACAAGCTCCCCACCAGCAGCTAATCTTGGTTGTAGGCTTGCTGTGTCTTGCACGAATCCTCTGATTCCACCTTGTCCTATCCATTGAACTACGTGGATATTTCCAGTCAAAGCTGTTCCAGTAGTTTTTTGATAATCCTTCAATGAACCAGTGTTTACTTGGTAACCGAAAGCATAAAAATTTTCGCCACTCTTGCTAGTTGAACCTGATCTCAACTGGAAAGTATCAGAGCCTCCTGCTGGTAAAGTATAAGCTAAACTACATCTAAACCAACCATCAGAACCCACTGGTGTTATGGTCATTTCTGTTGGAGAACCTGCTGAAGAAGATATAGTTCCATCAGTAAGATTTACTTCTGCCCTAACTGATGCGCTTCCTTGGTCAACTAGCCCGAATTGCACGGTATCCATTGTTCCTTTTTTAAGGTAAACAGAAACCACGTATTTATCATCAGTTGTTGTTAGGTTGTCTTGTAGTATAGCTCCGATTCCGTTGGCATCTGATGTTATGAGGTAACTGTTGTAACCATCAAATGGGTCAGTTATATCGCTTTTTTCGACTAAAACATTGCTTTTGAGCCATATTCCATCTGTGAAATCTTCACTGTTTAAGAATAAATTTTCTTTATTCAAGAAGCCACCCAAAGTGCTTGCGTCTGTGTCCCCTGCATCACTGTTTGGTGCGTCAGTTACACCTCCGAATGGTACGTTTCCGTTCGGAGTGGTGGGTGTTTCTTGATAAGCTCGAGGTATTTCTATTCTCTCTTTCATCGAAACATTATCGATTGAGAGATTAGTTGTGGCTGTTACGTTTTCGAAATGAAGATTAGCAACTTCTGCTGCTCTGTCTGTCCAAGTTACTCCTGACTCTGTGCCTTCCATTGGAATTATTGGCGTGATAATGTCAGTGTATGTTCCGTTGGCGTTTCTTGTTTCGCCATAAGCATTTCCTAGCTTTATTCTTACATCCCCTGCTACGTAGTTGGAAACTGTATATGTTACTTCATAACTTCCTCCACCTTGTCCGATAGAGTTTTGAGCTAGTGTTCTTCCTGTTGTTGTGGTATTTAGGTTTGCTTTGCCTCCGCTGATTGTCCAGTCGGCAGCTTTAGTCCAGTCGCTGTCGGCAGCAAATGATCCGTTTGTAACTATTTCTACCTGCTTCTCTTTTAGGCTTACATTGTCTAACTTGAAACTGCCATTGTCTGAATGCCCCCATATTGCTAAGTCTCTTGGAACTCCGTTTGCGTTGGAGCTATCTAGCAAGCCTTCATTACTATTTGTCACCTTGAGGTCCACTGTGTGAGTTCCATTTGCGAAATTGCTGTAACCAGATTGCAAAGGATTATAGCTTTTGTTTCCATCGTGATTGCCAATGAAAATTCTGGCTGTGGAAGATGAATCAGAAACAGTGAAAGTTAACTGATATGTTCTTGCTCTGTTGAAGTGGCATTTCTGAGATATTTTTCCAGTTGATGACCCAGAGAAATTTGCTTTTCCATTTGCGATAGAGAAAGCTGAACTCTTAAACCAAATGGTATCGCTTGAGAAATCTCCGTTTGTTAACTTCTCTTCACTGAGTGTTCCGTATTGTGTTTTTTCGACTTGGAAACTATGCCAAGCTAGATCTCTAGCTCCAGCAGGAGCTCCTCCGAAAGTGCCTGTGGTGTACAAGTTTGCAGCAGAGTCTAGCTTTGGTGTCAAAACCATGTATCCATCTTTTGTGGATGGGAATAAAGGGTCTTTGAAATGGGCTGTAACTTTGTAGAATCCGTTTTCTTCTTTGATTGCTAACTTTAGCCACTGGGCTGAGTTGCCGTTTCCTATATATCCGACTCGCCCGTTTGTTACATCGATAAAGAATCCTGCTACAGATGAATTATGACCGTAAGTGTTATAAACAGGTTGAACTTTGTTTATGTCATACGGGTATAACAATATGGTAGGTGCATAGCCACCTGATATAGTTTTCTTTTCCACGTATGCAGTTAGAGTGTAATCCTCGCCTTTTTCGATAGCAACACGCTGTCTTGGTATAGAGTTGCTGTAACTTGTTGTGTGAAGTCTTTGGGCGGTATTGGTGCCAAATGCGTCCGTAACTCCATCTTCTATTCTGTAGTTTTGACCGATTTGTGGTGTTTCATCATTGTCCCAATCTTCCATGTCTTTGCTGTTTGGAACCAAGTTGTATGATGGGTTTGCTATGCTGCTGTTGGCAGATATTACTCCGTTTGAATCGTAATTAACAATAGCTTCAATGTTGTCATCTGCTCGCCTCACTATCATAGCAGGGTCTAAAGTGGCACTGCTTATTTTTCTTGTTGAAACTCCCATTCCTGCAACTTCATTTCCATCAGCAGTTATTTTCTTCACAGAAAAATCATCAATAACGATGGGGCCACCATTGTTAGCCATGATAAATTCATTGCTACTTGGTGATGTGGATTCATAAACATAACTTCCTGCCGATGTTATTGTAGGATTGAAGAACCCTCCAGGCCATATGAACAAAAGTGCACCTGATATTGAATCAACTGTAAAAGACATTCTGTAGTTCGATACGTTATCGCCTTTCAGTCCAGCAGGTTTTGCTGTATCAAAAACAGAGTTAGCAAAATTTAGCTTACCTCCGCTTATGGTAGCTCCACTGAGTGTCCAACCTGTAGCTGAACTAAAATCCCCGTTTGTCACTAGTTCTGCAACTGGAAGAGCTTTGTTTAGGGGCAAGGTGTCTGTGTTAAATTTACAGAAACTTGCGAGTGATCCGTCTGCTACTTGTAGTGCTGTAAAATCTTGCTCTATGTCATCTAATCCTCTTCTTACTCTAACTACTTTTTGCTTAGGCTTTCCTGAAACATTTCGTAGACTTAGCGCAGACAAACCTCCTCTAACTTCTGAAAGTACGTTTAGGTTTTTAGTGCTTTGTTGGTTCCAATCCTCTGATCTTTTTCTTTTGTGGTAGGTAAATTTTTTCACCCAACCATTTAGCCCTTTAGCATTCGGGCGATCGGTGCCAATGTTTAAAGTGTTTATTCCTGTAGGTAAAGTTAGCGAAGTTGTAGTAGTGCTGTTTCTTTGGTCGGCATTCGGCTTAAAGTAATTCTCTCCATAGGTCAAAGAAAAGTTAAATACATCGCCAGATGTCGTTTTGCTGTTTGTGCCACCTGCAGATATTTGGGTTGTGCCTCCAGAACGCAATGAGCCTACAGCTACTTGGCTGTTATTTAGGTAGGCAAGTATACGATCATTGTTATTTGATCCGTTGTGAAATTCAAAAAGCCTATTGTAAACACTGTCCTCTTTCAGTCCCTTTATTACAGAACCTTCGAAAACCACTGTCCCTTGATTTGGATTGAAAAATTTTGTGAAGTTGTCTCCAGTAATTTTCACCACATCTGTTGATCTGGTTGCAGTCGCTCCAAATGTAGGAATCAAAGAACTTGCAGCACCCCCTAGCTCAACTTGAACTCCCCAAGCAAATATACTCCATTCATTTCCTGAGTGATTTATTGTTCCGTTTACATCAGTGGGGTAGATAAACATGCTTCCTACAGCATGAGTTGAAGGTGTTTTGTGGTTGTAACCAACTCTGTACCATCCATTTCCTGCATCTTCGATAAATGATCTTCCGTTTATTGAGCCAGTATTAGTAATTTTTCCTTTATTCAAGTCAACTTGAAGCATCATTGAATTAGAATCATTGTGATATATCTTTGCGTAATCAGTTGAATCTTTTTTAAGATAAACTGAATACGTGAAATTCGTTGATGCAGGTATACTTGGAGTGCTTGCAGGTCCAATTATATGCAGACCACTAGCAGTTGTGGTCTTTATTCTTGATGCTTCCTTCTCTCCTGTTGGTGCTTCAGTAGCGTTTGCATCGGTCGTGATATTAGTTGCTGACCAGCCTGTTCCAGCTATAACTTTCTGAGAATGGGTTATCAGGTTCGTTGATTCTTGCTCTATCAGCAAGCCTTTCGCATTTCCGTCTATGTCATAATCAAACCTTGGTCCATAATATGCAGTGCCAGTTGTTTTTTTGTATGCAGATGGCTTATGGTAATCTGGCATAAACACATGCGTGTTCTGACTGTTTACGCCTGTTCTTTTGATGCAGCGTTCTATTTGCATCCCGAAGAGGTATAGACCTGTATTACCATCTCCAGTTGACTCGTTTCCTACAACACTGTACTGCCTTAGTACTCTTACGCCGAAATGGATTTGATTTGAAGCAGCTACTGTTACTATGCTGAGTCTATACCAATCGTTATTTATTCTTTCTATGTATCCAGATTTTGTAGCAGCACCTGCCCCTCCACCTTGTCTTCCTTTGTCTCCACCAAGACCGAAACGAGCGTGATCTTTACTGGTAGAAGCTCCGTGTGACTCAAGAAACAATCCATGAGTTTCCCCTGCTCTTGCGTAGATTGAGCATATATATTGCTCGCCAGTTTTTAAACCTGTAACAGTATGGAACTTAGTGTGATATATATTACCTGCTGATGAAGCAGCTTCTTTTATTTTGTAAGCTGCATTACCTCCAAATGGGTCTGTTATACTTGAGGCTGCTTCGACAGTAGCTCCTCCACCTGCACTTGTGTTGTTTGTTAGTAATGCTGCTAAGTTCTCAGAATTTGCAATACGGTTCTCAGGAGCGAAAACTAATGCGCCATTTGAGTTTCGCTGTATAGCTGAACATGGTCTAGTATGTACTAGCCCTATTTCATCCCAGTTTGCATCCTGATCTTGATCAAATTTGATATCCAAACTGATAGGGTTTTTCCTATCATAATTTTTACCAAACTTGCCGAAATTGCTTCCAAGTCCTTTTGGCATATGTTTTAACTGTTTCTTTGAGCCCCTGCGTAGTACGCCATTACTTTTCCGCTATGAAGCTGAAAGCCTGATACGTATCCATATATAACTGTTCCAGCAGGTAATGTATCGGCAGATGAGCTTGTGCTGTTTGCTAATGCGCTTAAATCTCCTTTGTAAGAATCTGTGTTCAAAAAGGTTAATGTATGAAACTTTGTGTCATCTAATATGTGCAAAGCACAGAATACAAAGTCTTGATTGTAAGCAGCGTTTGATGATGATGATGTATCCGCAGAAGTGGTAGAATTTTCATAATAAAATCCATTTGTACCCCATTCCTGCTCTCCTAATGTTCTTTCGTCTAAAGTGGCCATAATGATGTAAAATTACATCGTACGATTGCCAACGTCAAACTGCGATTGCTAAGTAACCTTGATATTTAATCAGATGTTAAGCTCTGCCAGTTTTCTGGAAGCTCATCTTGCAACTGACTTATCTCTGTTTCTGACAACTGGTCTTCGCTTCCCTCTATGCATAGTGCTGCTCTTGGGGATGATTCTTTGTGTTCCAAAAAAACAGGCCATAAATACCTGCATCCGTTCTCGTTTTTGTTCCCATCTGCGTCAACTTGATGGTATAGCAATCCGAAAGTTTCTCCAGCTTCATCAGATCGATTGTATGCATCTTCAGGATTATTGAAAATTAGATATTTCATTAAGGTGTGGAATAAAATCTTTTTAACTCTGCTTCTATTTCTGCTCGTTCTGTACTTTTGTCGACATTAAACACTAGCAACTCTTGAAACTTTCCATCCAGATTAAAATCAGCAACAGTCGCTCCACCTATCCCGTATGGCGTTAAGTTACTGACGTTTACTGATGTATCTGTTCCTTTTGATGTCCCGTCCAAGTAAAACTGAGCATTACTTGAGCCTCCAATGTTTGTGAATACATGTTGGTTTGTATCTGCTCCTGTTGCGACAACCGCATTCCATTCGTCTGCGTTTGGGAAATACCATTTCCCGTCGAAATTTCCTACCCACCATCTGCTGTTGTTGGCGGATTTTCCCAAACTGTACATCAGCTCCATTACATTTGTTCCACTTCCTATGGCGTTGTCAAACTTTCCGCAGCAAAATGAGCTTATCGATTGTAGGTTTAGGCTTATATTTAAGTCTATGAAATCGTTACTGCCATCGAAATCTATCCAAGGTCTATTGTTTGAATCCTTGTAAATATTGCCACTTGTGTCACTTATTATTGGGCAGCTGTAAAAAGATGATTGATTTGCGTTGCTGCCTACTTCTTTAACTGCAACATTGTCCCAAAAGCCACGAAATGTACCTATCCCATACAGGGTGAAGGTCATAGTTTTCGTGCTTACAGCGGTAAAACTTGTGGATACGTGTCCTGATCCACTTGTGGAACCGATAGTTATATTGCCTCCTCCTGTGTCTATAAAAACATTTGATAAAGCGTTTCCAGATGTGTGTGTCACATCAAACTCTACGCTGTAAGTTTTTCCTGATACTATAGAAATGTTCTGCGTGAGTGCTGAGTTTTGACTGCTTGATCCTGCAAATCTTTCTGCTCTGCGTGTTGCGCTGTCCCATCTGAAATGGGTTTCACCTTGGTTTCCTGCTACGCCCCAACCTGATATGTCATTATGGAACTGACCATTTGATATTAGGTTGGGAAAATTTCTGCTTTGATCGTACAAGGTTCTAACCCTTGCTTGAGATCCTGAGTTGCTTGCTATCCAAGCGGTAGCAGTTCCGTCCATTATTTCCTCCGCAGTGAAATCAGCTTCCGCTGAATCGCCTGTTCGGATCAATCTGACCACACGTCCGATTCCTGTCTTTAGGTTTCGTAGCGAATATGCTCCCACGCAACTGTCACCGAAATGATCTAGTGGTAAGTAGCTCGACTGTACAGTTCCTGCTGTGGTGAGTGGTATTCTCATTAGGTGGTTATGTCTCCAAATGCGTACCAGTTATTTGTTCCAACTTTCAATAACGTGACTCCGCTGTACCTAACTCTTGTTTTTAGTGCGCCATCCGCTGAATTTATTGTAACACCTGAGCCTCCTGCTATTGTGACTTGTCCTGTTCCTTTTTGAACCACAAGTATCTCAGACCCTACAGGAAATGCTACTGATGAGTTTGGGGGTACCGTAATTGTTTGAGCACTCGAATTGCTTGAAGTGACAACTTTCCCTTCATCGAGTAAAACCAAAGTGTAGGTTGTGCCAGTTTGCTCGTTTAATGGGTGTATCGATGGGGAAGAAGTAGCGGATGAAGCTATGACGCTATTTTTTAGCGTGATTGGGAAAAGTTGACTGAACCTTGTGTGTCCATCTCCAGATCCTGAGTCTGGGTAGTCGTTTATCTTTAGCTGTCCGTGCATTGACAAGGAAGCTGTATTTGCCAAACCTGTGACTATTTCTGATGTGTAAAAATCTATTGTGGCTTTGTATCCGACAGGTGTAGTTGTTTTAGTCCAAGTAGCTTGATAAGCGAAATAGTCTGTTCCTGTGTAATCTGTGGTTGGCTTCGCAGCGAAGACTATATCCATATCATCGATAGTGTTATGGTCACTGACTGGTATTCCTGCTTCTTGAAACTGTAAATCAAATCTTACTGTTTCTTGTGCTTGTATCTCTAGAGCAGGCATTTCTGCTGTGCCTTCTGCGTTAAGCAAATGTCCAGTATCTAGATCCACTATTCCTTTGATAATCATAACTAAAAAGTATATCTATAGAGAAAATGTTCAACAACTAAACTAGCCATCCTCTTTCTCTGGCTTCTTTTGGGTTTCTGTGTAAGTACTCGTGACAGATTCTGCAAACTGCCATGAATGTTGCTTTATTGGTCAAATTGAATTCCATGTCTCCGTTTTCGTTTGGGCTTTTGCCTGTTCTGCCAGCTTTGTGATGTAAATCTCTTCTGCCAGAATGTCCGCAGATTTCGCAGTTCGGATGCTCTTTCAGGTATTCTTTTCTGTTTCTTTCGTACAGTTTTCTCTTTTCTACCTTTTTTGGCGATTTGGAATAAGGTCTTAGTCTGCCTCCACGTTTCAGTGGGGTTTTTCTTTTGAGTGGAGTTTTTCTTCTAAGCGGAACTTTTCTGTTCATTTTCTATTTTCCTAGATGCGTCTATGAGCTTTTGAGCAAGTATTGCTCTTGCTGTAACGATGTGCTTGCATTGGCTTTCTTTTTCATGAGGTTTTATTTCCCCAGATTTGAGCTTTGGCTCTATTCTAAATCTAAAATTTTCGCACCAACAGGCTCCGCTTCCATCGTATTTCCTAAGGTCTACCAAATGGCTTTCTGATTTTTCTCTGCTTGTTTCGAATAAAAAATCTAAAGCTGACTCCATTATTATTCTGCCATCCTCTAACTTTTGTCTTATTTCTTTATCCATCAAAAATTATATCTACTAAGCCTCCATTTGCTTTAGCCATTGCGAAAAATAGAACTTGGCAAGCCTCTTCGAACTCCGATTTTAAATATTTGGGTGGGTCTTCAACGTAAATTTTTAGTTTATAAGTTTTGTTTCTTGCGTCCCATCCTAGTGATTGCCTTGTTTCGCTGTCATCTAACTCGACTTCTATTTGACCAACTAAGTCCATAATGTCTTCTATCAGTTCTAAAAAATCATTTAGGTCAAACAACTCTGATGGAACTTCTGCACTTCTGCCTTTTGAGTAACCATCGATTGGTTCTTTGAGGTTAACTCGTATTGGAACTTCTTCATTTCTAGATATGCAAACCTCCCAAATGTATTTGATTGCACGAATCATTTTTCCTTTTGATCCGCATACTTTCCCATACTCACTGCGATCAACCATTATTTGGTGAACTTGCGCCTCTCCTTGTGTGAAAGTTTTTACTTCAAACTTTCCACTTGTTAGCATGTCTATTGTTTCTGCTAATATTTCTCCTGTGCTTGATTTATTCATCGTCTACGTAACTTACTGGCAGCTTAATCCCATTTGAATAATATTGTCTATCTCCTTTACCGTACCACAACTTTATTTGTGGTTCATCACCATCTCCATTTCTTTGTTTCACGACTGACATCAAAGCGTCGTATTTTAGTGACTGTATTTCGTGAGCCATCGCCATGCTGTCTGCGTCACCTGCTTGCATTAACTCATACACCTCTTGTTCTTTCTGTTTGTTCCGCCAACATGTTATGCAGTTATGCGCCATGTCTGTTATTTCTGAAACCCCTTTTATGTCCATCTTGTCTATCCTTTCTCTTTCGCTTTCCTTCTTTCTTGCGTGAGCTACCAGAAACACATGAACGTCGTATGAGTTTACGAACTCTGTTATTTTGTCCATAAATTCTTTGTGTTTGTTATATTCGTCGACTCCGAAACCTAGTTTCATAAATGAGTCTATTATGAACAACTTAACTCCGTATCTTTTGTAGGCGTAAATGAAAGTCTGCAAAACATCGTCAGCTTCAACTTTGCCTACGTGATCGTAAAACCAAAAGTTTCTCCCGAGCCAACTCATGCCACGTTCGAAATCTTTCTTAGATGGGTCTTCTTTCCCAAGTGCTTGTCTCACGAGGTAAGATAGGTTCATTTTAACAGGCACCTCTAACGAAGCTATGCACACTCTTTGTCCCAAACTGGCGAACCAAACGCATAGGTAATTCAATAACATTGTTTTGCCCGACCCGTTGAAACCAGTGACGACTGTTAATTCATTCATTCTGATATGGAAAGGCGCATCACCCCAAGGCAGGGGTAAACCTTTGCATACGTCTGAATACAATAAATCGTGAACATCATCTTTGTACCTGTCCACTCCGTGTAGAGTTTCTGGGTCAACATATACTGCGCTTTCGAATGCTTCCGTAAGTGCGTCCCACCCATGCTTTAACATAGTTTCGTTTGCATCGTTCTCTGGCAACTCGATTACTCTGCACCTGCTTTCTCCTAGCCTTTTTACTATTGAGGCTGTCGCTCTTCTTCCTGCTTCGTCCATGTCCATGCTAATTGCAATCGTTGTGAACCTTTCCAAAAAATCATAGTCGTTCTGTATCCATTCCATGTTTGGGTCTGAACCATAATCAGTCTCCCACTTAGCACCGAAAGGAACACTGACTGCTTGTATTCCTGCCTCTGCGTAACTCATTGCATCCAACTCTCCTTCGGTGATTACAAGCGTTGAGCAATCATCGGTTATGGTCTGTTTTCCGAATAAAGTTTTTTTTGCATCTTTGCTTGTGAATATATGTTTTTTGCCATCCTCCCTCTCTAAAGCCATAAACTTTAGCATTTCGATTTCTGTTTTGTTTTGATTCCAGTAAACGAAAACTATTTTTCCATTTTCGCAGCGCAGGTCATAGTCTTTCAATATGTCTAACCCGATAGCCCTTTCCCCGTTTAAATATGCTCCACATTTGGTCTTCACACCGCTTTCTGTGCCAACCTCTACATCTGGCAGCTTTATTGGCTCCTTTCGCTTTTTGGGGGTACTCACGGAGCGTAGTTGCCGTTCTGGTGCTATTCCTAAATACTCTCTGGCTTGTTCTAATGCTTCCTTGAATGGTATGTCTTTTACTACCCTCCAAAGCTCAAGGAGGTTTGAACCTTTGTCGCCACTGCTGAAATCACACCATAATCCTGCTTTTGCTCCCTCTAGGTGAATCCTCATTGAGCTTCCTGCCTCTCCCTCAATGCTTCCTATATGCCATTCGTTTCTTCTTCTCACTCCGTTTGGCAGGAGTAACTGGCACACATTTTCTGCGTTATCTGCTAATCTTTGTTTAACTTCATCTGCGTTCATTTTTATTATTCGTTTCGTTTTCGTTTAGTATGTATTTTGGCAATCCTGTTATCTCGTCATCGCCAATGTATTTCGCTTTCTCTGGGTTTACTTGCATTTTGCCAACCCCAACGACTATTGCGTCTACTTTCTTTTCTTCTTTTAGTGCGAAAGACATTCTGTCGTTTGAATATTTTCCATCTAGTATTTCTTCTGCCCTGTCTATCACCCATGAAAGAGTGAATCTTCCTTTGAATGAATGTCCGTTTCTTGAGTTTAAAAAGTCACTAGCTTTAGCTAGCTTGAATAGCTCCTCGAATACATTTGAAGTTTTTCCGTTAGCTCTCCAAAGTTTTCTAATTTTTCTATTCCTTTTGTCAGTAGTTGTTCTGAAATTCCAGTCTGGAAAATAGGTTTTTGCCATCCCGTATATCATCTGATAAGGAGGCGAGTTAATTTTTTTTAAACTTTTTGCTTGCTCAACCTCCCCGAAGAGGTTTTTAGTTGGCTCTGTTAAGGGGGGTAAGGGGGGTTCCCCTTTTTTCTTTTCCTCTTGGGGGGGATTATCAAGGGGGGTGCTTCTCTTTTCTTTTTTCAGCAAAGCTCTTTTTATCAGATTCTCTACTTGCTTTGAGTTTTCGAGTTCTGTTATTTCGAGCGAGTGAAATGTTTTTTCATCTTCGCTTACTAAGATTCGCATACTGGTAACTTGTTGATTGCGTTTTCTAGTGCCTGAGCCTTGGTCATCTTATTACCTCCCAAGCTCATCAACTGTACGTGACTCTCGAGTCTTGCTATTGCTTCTGGTGAAAGTCGGAACGTTACACGTTTTTTCTTTTGCTCCTCTGGAAGTCGTGACCTTCCTCTGAATTCTGGTATTATTTCTGGCATTTCGTTTCGTTTTTTAGTTTTATTTGCTAGATAAGTGAGGGCAGGAACCTCCAAAAAAACCCACCCCCACTTATCTGACTTGCTGTAGAATTTTTTACCAAGGTCCATCACCCGTTTCAGCAATCGGGTCTATGAAATTTATCTCTGTTCCTTGAACGGATGTAAAGTATTTTTTTGTGCCGTCTTTCGCTTGCCACTCTCTACCATTCAACCTGCATTGAATCTCGACTTCTTGACCCTCGTACATAGCACTGCTTTGTTTTATGTCATCTTTTGTAAATTCTACTGATATTGGATTAGGCCATTTGTCATTTCCTGTTTTGATAACGACTTCATGCTTTCTGAAGTTGTTTTGTCCGTATTCTTTTACTTCGTCGACGAATAGGACTTTGCCTCGTATCGTTAGTTCGTTCATATTTGTATTGGGTTGTCTTTTATGTATTTTAGTATTTTTTGGGTTATTGTTGGCAGTTTTTCGTCATCAGTCGACAACTTCAGTTCCGCCAAAAATTCATACCATTCATCAAGTTCTGACTCGTTGTTGAATGATAGTTTGTAATTGTATTCTTTTTCTTTTTTTTGTTTTGTTGGCTCTGGCTCACCATCATCTGGTAGATCGAACTCCATATCCAACTCTCTTGCAGTCATGCCCCAATCTATCAGGTCACCTGCGTCGAAAATGTTGGCTAAAGCATCGTAATCAAACTCGCCTTGGTTTCTGTTCAGCCTCACGTTTAGCTCCATTTCTTCTTCTTTTGTCAAAGAAACAACAAAACATGGCACGTTTTTCATGCCGAGAGCTTTGCAAGCTCGTAATCTTTGATGACCTCCGATTACTATTCCTTGTCTTTCTGCGTTGCCGTTTACTACTAAAGGCTCCGCCATTCCGAATTTTGATATACTGTCTTTGAGTGATTCAAAGTCATTTGGTGATATTTGCCTAGGGTTGTAGTCTGCTTCTATTAAATCATCTACACTGATGTCTTTTTGTTCGTATTGCATTAGTCTAGTTTCTTGTTTGGTGTGTTAAGTTTTCCGCTTTCTAGTAGCCTTTTGGCTTCTTCGATTGGTATGCCTCTCACTGTTTTGCGTCTTGATCGCTTGTCACTTAATGCTGAACGTATCTCATGTGCAAGTTTGCTGTTGGGGTTTTCTTCCCATCGCTTCTCTCTTGTCTTCATGTCTCGTTTAATACGAGTTTTGTTTTCCGTTTCAGTGTGCCTTCGTTGAGCGTTTTTTTGTCGTGCTTTTTTTCTCTGCGCATCGTTTGCCCAGTAGTAAGCTGTAGCCCAAGTGATGTTGCCTATCGCTTCAGCTATTTTTGCATATGAGAGTCCTGTTGATCTTAGCTGTTTTATTTCCTGTATTTGTTTGCTTGTGATCTTGTATCTTGCGTCTTTTTGTTTCATTTCGTTTGCTAACTGTTGCTCGGTTTTTGTATAAGTAAATTACTTAATCCTCTAATCCGACAGGGTATGGGTCAATTACCACTGATTTGTATTTTGATCTATTTTTCCCGTACCATTGTCCTCTGAAGTGACCTTGTCTCCAGTGGTATCTTTGTTTTCTTCCTTGTCTTTCTTTCTTTCCGTATCCTTTTTCTGTTAGCTCTTTCCCGTAGTTCTTGCCTATAAAATTTGCTCCCCAAACTGCCTCCTTCAACAGCTTGCCTCTTCTGTATTTGGCTTCTTTTACTTTGTTTTGCTTTTCTTGGTACTCGTTTTTTTTGGCGGACATAAAAAGCAGTATCTTAATTCCAAGCAATGCGACATCTTCCACTTGCAAACTTTCGGATTCTAGCTTCTCTTCGTCTATTTCTTGTCCAGTGACTATTCTCCTCATAGTTTCATTGTCAGCATGAAAACAGTTTTTGCTATCTGTCATGCTTTCTGCAATGGTTTTGCCGTCGATGGGGTATTTTATGGTTACGCATTCTAACCCGTCTAGTATTCCCACGATGCTCAAAGCAGGGCATATTTCTCCCTTGGCTTCATCTCTTAGGGTTTCTTTGTAAGCTGTTTTTTTCAACTCGCTCCATGGTTTTTTTCTTTCTCGTAATGTTTTGTTTACGCTTGGTATTAGTTCATATCTGCCTGATAAATTATGACGCCATTCGTAGGTCTTAGTGATTGAAATGCTGCATAGGTTTTGACCTTGAGTTTGTATTGTGTTTTTTGGCAGGCTTATGACCATTGATGGCAATGCAAATGTTATGTCTTCTAGTTTGATGTTGTCTGCTAACTTTGATCTTAGCAGCATTTGTAGTGTTTGTTCGTCTAGAAAATAAGTTGGATAGTTCAAACTGCTGAGTTGTTGGTGAGCGTCTCTTACTATGTGAGAGTTGAAATCTTCGTCCAGTGTAACCTTGCTATGATCTGGAAAAGACCTCAGTTCATGTTGGGTGATTTTTTTCGTTGTAACATCTACATTTCCATCTGGACTCTCGAAAGAGTCACCGCTATGCAATGCTAGCATAAGCTCTGTTATTGAATATAACCTTGGGTCGTAGTGGGTTCTTGGGAATTGAAATTTTTTCCTGATGTAATCTTCGTATATAAAGTTTGGTATATTGGATTTGAGGTATTTGCTTATAGAGCTAGCAGATTCACTTAGGTTTCCGTTAGCGTTTGGCAGCATGATATCTATTTCTTTTTGCTCAAAGGCTTTTTTTTCTAGTATTGTGTTCATTCGTTTTGTTTTGTTAGTTCCATTCTGGGCATTGATCTAAATAGTTGCACCATTTGCAGTGGTTACCTGCACTGGCGTCAGGATGCTTGTCAGAGTCCCATGCTAACATTTTGGCACCCTGTTCCCTGAGTCGGTTGGCTGTCTCTTCAGCGTCTTTTTCAGTCCTGTTTACTGATTGTATTTCGTGACGTAATACCCAGAACTCGACACTTATGACTCCTTGTATCTGTGGGAACAACTTTCTGGCAGCGAGATTGTAAATGTCTGCTTGTAAATTTTTCCTTAACTCTTCTTCAGTGAACTTTTTTGACTGCGTTTTGATGTCCAGTATTGTTGCTTGATTGCCTTTGATGTCCAATCTGTCGATGAATCCTTTTAGCTTTACACCTTCTCCAATGTCAATCAGGAACTCTTGTTCTGATATGCAATGGTCAAGCTCATCGATTCCTTCCCACCAACCCCAATCTTCACAAGTTTGAGTCAGTGTTGTGGCTAATTCTGATAACTCTTCGGTTAGTTCAAGCTCTTCGCAGGTTTCTGGTATCTTGCTAATTGCGTCTTTATTCTCAGAACGCTCAAAAGCATAATGAACGGCACTGCCCATTTTTGTAAGCTCGTGAGGTTCTTGTCTGGGTACTTGCAGAACCTTGTCAGCGTAAAACTGTAGCTTGCAAGTACCCCAAGTTTTAAGACTTGATGCTGATAAGTGAGGTAAATCCATTTTATGAGTAAACTGCTAGTATATCGTTAAGGCTTACCCAAACTTTGCCATGTGGAGTTAACAGTTCAACTTCGTCATTCTCAAAACAGGTATCGTAAACGATTCCTTTGGTAACAACTCCATTTCGTGACCATCTAACTCTTGAGTCTACTCCGAGCATGTCTAGTTCGCTTTGTGTTATGTATATTTTCATTTTTTTGATTCTCCTAAGTAATAATTTAATCTAATGCAAAGCACTTGTCTTTGCTTGGGGTTGAAGTCAAAGCAGGATTCCATTATTATGCCTTCCTCTAAATTAAGTGGGTAAATTGTAATGGTGTCAGGGTCAACACCGACTTCTTCATCGATGACTGACCCCTGCACCAAAAGTGGCATCTTGTTTGGAAAAAACTCTCTGACGATTCTCATTACCAACCTCCGAACACGTAGTCGTTTACTATCTCACCTCTGAGGTCGCTGTCGTTGATTATATCCAACTGTTCGTCAGTTGCTTCTTCTCCGTGTACCAAGCATCTGCTTACGTAAGCGTCAACGAAATCTGGAGCGTCATAACCTTTGATGTCTTCGACTTCTACGTCAGTGATACTGTCCCATGTTATTTTTCCCATCTGGTAGATCTGCTCCATCTGGTCAACTTGATCCTTGCCGTACACGCAGTAAAACTGCTTTGGCTTCAAGTGAGGGCTGATGTCCCTGTTGTGCTTGTAGTTTTTGTAAGTCAAAGTGTCGATCATTTTTGCGACTGTTTTTTGCTTACCCCAAACTACAGGGGTAGGATTTGCTTCAGCAGCCAACTCGGCAGTAACTTCTGCACTGCTGAGTTCTTGCTCTGACTGCGCTTCCATCTCTCTCTCCCATGCGTCGATTTCTCTCTGCTTGCGATCTTCGATCTGGTCAGCGATTTGGCTAGCGTTGGCTCCTGTGAATTCTCTTAGTTCGTCTGTCATTTTTTTAGTGGTTGAATTAAATGTTGATTTATTTTACTATATACGGGCAACATAGCAAACAAATAATGAACTTTTTTTATACTGTTTTTATAGGGGTTTTAGGCTAAACTGTACCAGTGTGGTGTTTTTCCTGTCTTCCATGCAGCGAATTTGGATTTCTCGCCAAGGTAGTAATTTCTGTATGCCTTTACTGCTGATTTGTCCTTGTACTCATCTGGCATTGCTTGTGCGAACTCTGTCAAACCGATGTTGGGCAGTTGCAAGTCAGCCTTGTGTGCGTCGCACCAGTCGATTACTGGCAGGCATCTGTGTATTTTGTCGAACCTTTCTACGTACTCTGCGTGGAGAGCGTAGGCATGGTCGAGCAGCCATTGATAGTTGGCTTGTGAAGACCTTGACCATATTGTGCAAGGGTGGTTGTAGAAAGCACGTTTGTATGGAGCTGTTCCGTTTGGGAAAGCAGCGCATAACATTTGCGCTGACTCTAGTATCATTTTGACTACGTGCTTGTCACATGAGTGAGTTGCAGCAATCTGTGGGTTTTCGTGTAGTATGAATATGTTCATGTTATTTTTTCGTTTCGTTTTGTTAGTTGGTAAAACTTTCTCCGTTGCCTGTTGAAATAATGTCAACTTTTGCATGGGGATCCATTTCCTGCTCAACCATCATGCGCTCTGCGCAGTTGCCTTGGCAAATGTCCTCCTCGATAGGTATTCCGTTTACTGTTACTAACCAAGTTTCATCTGCTGTAACTGTGATTACCTCAGTAACTAAACTTCTATTTTTCCATTGAGCTTTATGCTTTGACCTCCACTTCATGATGACCTTGATTGGGTCGTTATTGTTGGCAAAAAGCATGTGCTTGAATTCTTCCCAACTTGGCTTTGGGCTTTCTAGCTCATTCCATAGTTGGAGGGTTTGTTTTCTGTTGATTTTTGTTTGCATAATACCTAATTATTGCTTTAGATGGGCAACAAGTAAAGTTAATATTTAAGTTTTCTTTACTTTTTTTAAAACTCTACATATACAGTCTTTTAGGGTGCTAATATGCCTCCCCCATGTCCTCCATTATCAAAATATCTCCCAGATCACCTTGCGGAAGTATAATATCGCTGACTACTCTTCCGTATTTCCCTACGTTGTGGCTTATGAGTTTGAACTCGTAATTATTCTCTGCCATAAGATCCTCTACTCTTTTTTTTGCAGCTTGCCCCCTGCGCTTTTCGCTTAAATCTTTTGTTCTGATCTCTGGTGTGTTCACTCCTCTGAGGCGCAGTGTTCTTTCTACCCACACGTAGAACCCGAGGTCTATTCTGGCTTCGATAGTGTCTCCGTCTATCACTCTCAAGCACTTTGCATTGTATTCGTACATCTCTACAATATTCTAATCACGCTTCTGATGCTGTTCATGTGTCTGCTTTTTTCCAAAACAGATCCACCTTCTCTGCTACCAGCACCATTTGTGTTTCCTTCTATGGTTGCAACATAGCCACTTTGATTTGGCTCTCCAACAGCTAGCCCTATGTGTGAAAATCTGAAAACAACTATATCCCCAGCCTTAATTTTTTCTTCGTTTGCGATTGGCTTGATTAACTCAATTCCGACTCCTTTTTCTTGCTCTTTTCTTGCCCAGTTTTCGAAATCCCATGCGCCAGCCGTTCTAGGTCTTTTGAAAGTCACCTTTTCTTCTTTGATTGCTTCTTGTATTAGCCAGCAAATGAAAGCAGCGCACCACGGCCAAGGTTTTTCTGCATCCAGCCAAGTCGCAGCTTTGTACTCGTTGACTCTGGGTCCACAATTGCTACCATCTATTTCCGAAACTCCTATTTCATCCCTTGCGTATCCGACCATGCGTTTTGCTACCCCCGAAAACTCTGCATCCTTTAGTGTTGGCTTCGCTTCCGTGACCGCTGAAAGTATTGTTCTCCAAGTAATAGGTCCATCGACCCCGTCTGCAACTATTCCTAGCTTGCGTTGAATCGCTTTTACTATCTTGTCTCTACCTTCAAACTTCATTTCTAAAGATCGCTCCTTTTTTTCCTAAATCAACTAGGGGCAGACTCTTGTAAAAGAAACGCATACGCACAAAACGATACTTAAAACTAAAAGAAGCCCTAAAAACTCTGAAAATGAGTCGACTTTTTTGTTTAGCTTTTCTCCATTTCTTTCATTGTAGTACATTTTTTCGTCAATCAACTCGTTTATCGCCTCTATGGTTGGGTCTGTCAGGTCATACATTGGCGGAATCAGTTCTGCTATCCCCTCTACATTGTTTTTCTTTGCCAATTCTATGAGTCTATCTACCAAAAACTTGATTTTTTTGTCCTGTCTGAAAACAAACTCTGCATTCTCTTTTTCTGCCTCGGTGATTGTTGGTTTATACAACCTCAAATACTCATTTTTGTTTTCCCTTTCTTCTTCCAGAGTTTCAATCATCATCTCTGGCGTAATTAATCCCGTTGCCGTTTTCACAACCGAGTCCACAATGATCACTCCGTACCAATCGAAGCACATTCCAATCTCCATTGTGGCAGCCTCCTGTTGTCTGGCGTTGTCTTTCAACGTGTTCTTGATATCATCGTGTAACAAAAAGCCTTTTATTCCAAATGCCAAAGTTATGGCAGCTAAACAGTAAACAATTAGTCGTGGTGTCATTTTTTTATGAATTTTTCTGGGTTTTTTTCAAACTTTTGCCCCAACCTCACTAAACCTCCTATAACCTCTGGGCTAACAACTCCAATTATTCCGTATGTCAGAGCTTTTGTGAAAGAGGAAACATCGGTTTGCTCCAAAACAAACCATGCTACCCCCGAAGCTAAAACCGCTGTAACTATTCTTTTCAGTTGTTGCTTGGCAGAAAGCTCATTCTGTCCTGATAGTAATCTGGCAAACATAGCAGCAGCCCCAATCAGGGGAACGAGCCAACCTCCGTTTAAAAATTCTTTGATAATGGACTTCTCAGGCTCCATGCCACAAACATTATAACTGTTTTCTCTTTTGGCAACTCTCTAAATCTGCGTTAGCAGATTGGCGAAATTTTTTTCAGTTTGGGAGCCTCTCGTGGATCGAGCCTTTCAAACCTTGTTTCAAACCTAATAAAAAGGTTTCAAAATTGTTGCCCGTCTGTTTCTTTTGTCTCTAAAAATTTGTGCGTTCGCTTATTGTTAGCTCAGCAAAGCCCCCCTATGGCGGAATTCGAAGCCCCCTCCCTTAAACAGCTCGAGAATGATCGAGAAGAGCCTGCAGGTAATTGGGCTGTAAATGTCTGTCTGATCTAAGGGAAAGAACTCTGGACGATCCTCGTGGCTCCTAGGCATAAAAAAACCTCACTACGCAACTACCAACGCAGTGAGGCTAATGTAGTTTGTGTTTATGTTTGTTTTGGCAGTCTACTATGACTTGCCATTTCCATGAAAGGTGAAGAGAAGGCGGGAATCGAACCTGCAATTGCCAACATTGTAGCTAGGATGTTACCCACTCGTCAGTGGCACCCGAGCTACTCTTCTCCATAAAGAGGTATCGCCACCCACCCCTATTTACGTTCACATTTAGGTACCATCTCTGGGTAGTGTCCCTCGAGGCATTGGGTGGCGAAATTGTCAGTAACCAAGTGGCACGAAACCAACTTTTCTTTTCTAGGTTATTTCCTACCAACCTGTTAGTCGCATGACCTGAGGCACTGTTGCGTTCTGCAGCGTTGGCGAGTCTCCAGTGTTACGTGCCTACTGGCATATTGTTCTGGTTACTGGGTAAAGAGCTTTTATCAACCGACTAGGGTGTCACTTCCTAAGATCATTGACTCTGCGTGGGAGAAGGAGTCGAACCTTCTGGTGATCAAACCCTAGCCTACTATTCCCAAGGAGCCTACTTCGTATCTGACCTAGTAGGCTGATAGAAGCTCTCAATTCGATGTGCTGTTTTCAAAGATCGGCTTGAACGCATCCAAGCAGTTAATTTCAATTAACGTACTTGAATCTTAGCACTTGTTGCCCGTATATCAATAAAAAAGATACCTAAAACGTAAAATAATTCGCAAACGCTGTATATATAGGGCAGGCGTGTCAAAAAAAACCTTAGGTACCCCCATAACTATTCTGCCTTCTTTCCTATAGATTCGTATACTTTCCTGAGTGTAACTGGCAACTCATCGTCACTGGTTACTCGCACCACTATCTCCCATCCTCCAGTGGGTAGCGGACGTGTAGATACGTACTGGTTGGCTATCTTCTTCTCTTGTTCCTTGCGTCTGGCTGTATCTCTTAGCCATTCATGGTACGGTTCGTTGCTTATGTGGTTACTCGGCATCGTTATTCTCCTCTATGGCTATAGTCTCCACTGAAACGGGCGAAAGTAAATTCATTGCAGGTATGTTCCATATCATTTCCTCCACCTCATCCCGTAAGTCTACCTTCTTCTCCTTCTGCTTTGCTCCACTCCCACACCAGTGTGTGGCGTATATCGTTAGCTTGTATATCGTTGGCTTGAACGTCAGTCTCTTTTGCTTTGGCATCTGTTTGTATTTCTAGTTTGTTTTTGAGTTTTGCGACATCTGCCCCCTTTTGTTATTTCTCCAAAGCGAATCTGGGTAACATCCAGACATTTTTTTGGCTATGGCTTACTGGGTACTGGCTATGTCTCTCTATGTAGGAAGTTATGCTTAATGGTCTTATTTATGCTCTCATCCTGTGGGTATGGTTGGAATGCGTTATGTTCTATCATTATCTCTAGCCATGTCTCTATCTCTCTCCTAGTGGCTCTATGTAGTATTAGTCTCCCTATAGTGTTGAGTGCTTGCTCTTTTGTTTCGCAATTTGGGTAGCTGTCCTGATTAATCATTTCTTTTCACCTCCGTGCATGTTATCTCGAACTCTTCTCTCTGTCCCTCTGGAGGTAGCGTTACATCCTTGCTGAAGCATCCTTCTATGGGGAACAGTATGTATTGGTCGATGATGTCTTTAGTTTGCGCCAAGTTGAGGTTCATCACCAATCTTCTCCTGTTGTCTTTATCTAACCTGCTGAGTTCATCGAGTACTACTATCCTGTGTGAACTTCCTTGTGCCATTGCTACTGCCAGTGCTATCTTTGCTACTGCTTGTTGCGCACCACTGAATGCCTCTATCGGTATCCACTGTTTGTTCATATCCCCGTAGTCTTTTGTGATTCCTATTGTGGAGCCGTTCCATTCTATTTCTTCCGCAATTATGTTTTCTGTCACGACATTTAAAGTTCCAAGAACGTCTGATACGATTGAGTCTGTTACGTCAGTTAAGTATTGCTCGATTACTTTGTGTATGGCTTTGAGGGTAGCGACAGTTCTATCTGCCTTTGCCAACTCCTTTTCTTTTGATTTGTAGTATGATCCATAAGCTATGTTCTCTAAATTCTCATGGTGCTGAATTATGAGACGTTGTGTTTCCTCTATTGGTCTACCCACTTCATCTAAGCGTTCTGCAACTTTTGTGAAGATCAATTGTTGTTTATTCCGCTCCTGCGTTTCCGTTATGCTTTCTGTTGCTTCATCTATCTGCTTTTGGTATTGCGCTATGCTTTCTTCTAGTGAGGATAGCTCTAACTGAAGATTAGCCAAAAGATGCTGATTGACTTCTATGCCTTTGTCTTCAATGTCGCTCCAACGTATGGTTTCATCTTTGAGCATGAAGTCATCGCCTTTGTAGTATGCTGTGGCTGTGATTGCTACCTCCTTACCTTCTGTTGGTGGGTGATCCATGAACACTCTGTCTTTATTTATTACAGCATTGTTGGTTAGGTATTCTTGTGTGTCCTTGATTCCTGCTTTGATCTCCCTTGCCTCCATTTCTGCTAAGTCCATCTTTTCCTGCATTTCTGCTCGAACCTGCTTGATATCGTCAACTATTGTGGACTCTGCCAAAACATAGCAGGGGTTTGGACCTTCAAACCCTTCTTCTATGGCTTTGAGCAGTTCTTCTTCGTTTTGCTGTCTTCTTTGCAATTCTTGGTTTAGCTCTTCAGCTTTTTTCAAGTCTATATCCTTAGGTTCTCTCTCAGTCTCTATGAATCGCTTTAAATCTCTGTATTTCTTTGAGGCTTCCAACTTTTGTTTGTTCGCTGATTCTTCTAACTTTCTCAAGCCTTCTATATCTGCACTGTGTTGGATTGTTGCCTTTGCTTTATCTGCCCACTCTTTCAAGGTGTCCAGTTCACTGTCCTCCCCTTTAGTTACCATGTCTTTATGGCGTACTCTTGTTATCGATTTCTGTAGTTGATCGATTGGGATTAGGTCACCTGCTTCCCGATTTGCCATTACGGAATCCAGTAGGTGTTGCGTCTTGGATTTCTTGCTTGCGTCCCAAAACTTATCTGGCATTAGCCCTAGCCTAAAACTTGGATCAGTTATTTCTCCTGTTGTGGTTTTAGTTGTGCCTTTGAGCTTAAAGGTAGAGTTTGTGCCGTCAGTGTACTCAACTTCCGCAGTCATCTCTGATGAGCCGTTCGACAGTTGCTTTATGCTTTTGCCTTGCTTTCCGAATACATCATGCTCACCGAGGGTTGCTAGCTTGATTGCGTCAAGTATCGCAGTCTTTCCCTGTCCATTTTTTCCGTGGAATGTATCTCTACCGCCCAACTCGTACTTCCTGTCGAAGTGACCTTTGATGTTATCTAGGTATATCGATTTGATTTTTCGTCTCATGATAAAAAGAGGGTGTTAGGTGTTAAATGCAGGAGTAGCAACTATGAATCCATCTCCTTGTGCAAGGTTCTCTCTTGCCTCTATTCCTAACACCCAAAGGTGTAGTTCCTAGCTGATTGGTTTCTGTGGGATTCTGCTCACGATCCCGTCTCTATCCGACTTGATAAAAAAGCTCGAAGCCATTGCTTGGACTTGTGCTTCTGTCATAACATAATCGTTCTTTTCCTCTTGAGTCTTAGCTACCCACAAAGCTGTATCGTAGCACATACTCATGGCGTTACCCATTTGAAGTAGTTTCTTTTTAGCCTCCGTTACTGCATCAGTGTCAGGTACTTGTGCAGATTGGGTTGGAGTGCTTGGTTTAGCTTCAGTGGGTGCAGTTGCCTGACCTTGTGCTGATAGCTCTGCACCTGCGTATACCCATATCTCTGGAGGGGTTTTGCCTTGGTACTCTCTACCTTTCTTCCTCTTGAGTCCGTACATTCCCTTGTCATTCTTTCTGCACTTGGCAATGATTTGCTGTCCGACTAACTCTTGTGGAACATCTTCCCTGTTGTTGAAAACAATTCTGATGCTTTCTCCGTCTTGAGTAAGGTTCGCATTCTGAAATTTGTACTTCTTGTCACCTTCTCCTCCTGATACTGGATTTGGTTGAAGGTTAGTCAGTACTCCCGTGATTGCCTCAGGCACGGAGCCGTCTGACATTTGTAGTAGTTGTGATGGTGTTGATACTAGCATAGTTTTTATTGGTTATTGGTTTTGGTATTCACGTGCTTCGTGAAAAGATTTGTGCATTTTGACTCCCTCGAAATCATCGAGAGTTTGTAGTGAACTGTTCTGAATGAAGTATGCCCAACATGGCAATACTTCATCTTGCGACTCTGGCAAGGTGATGTCTTTCTCAAAAAGATGGTGATCGAAGTGATACCACAAATCTTCTTGAAGCATTGGCTCACCTCTCCAGTTTGAAAGAAACTCAGTGTCATCTCTTCTCCTGATGGCTTCTTCTTCAATCCACTCAGCTAATCGAAGTGAATTTGAATCAATCTTGATATCGATGAGCGATCTTCTGTAGAACATTGGGTGTCCTTCGAGTTGATCCAACAGTCTTAAGTCATCGACCTTGTATATTTCACCCGAAACATTTTCTCCGACTCCTTTCATGTCGTGGAGATAGGGCAGCCCATCGACTGTTAGTGGGTAAATATCTTTTGTTTCACCCTTGCAAATGAATAACCCACGTGAGGCTTCCATGACTCTATGGTTGCCGAAGTCTTTTTGCAGGGTTCCGTAAACGAATACATAGTTTGAATTTAACATGAGTGAACTATCGTCTCTCTTGTTATTTATGTCAATACATTTATTTAAAATAATTAAAGACCTAGCCTTTTTGCTTCTTTTGCTATGAGGTCTTCTATCACTCTTGACATTGGTTTACCCTTGATTGACTTGAGCTTTTTGAGTGTGGCTATTGTATCAGGAGCCAATCTGGTAGAGTGCATTTCCCTTTTGTTTCCTTTGGGCAGAGGCTTTCGACCTGCTTTACTTTTGATTGCTTTTGAAATTTTAGTCATCTGAATGTTCTATTTTTCGTCAGCGCACCAAATTTTGTTCACTTCTGGTAACCAACCACCACGCTTGTAATCTAATGCGATGCACTTGCTTTTGTCTTGTCCTCCTGCTTCTGAATGCCTACCCCAAACTATGTTTTTTTCTGGCTTGTAATCTTTTAGATGGGTTCTGAAAAATCTACCGACAAATCTCGGTCCAGTAGTTTGTAACACGAATCGACCTTTCCACTTTTCGTAAATCTTTATTTTTTCTTTCTCCTTGTAGTTTCTTATGATTTCATCAACCATAAGTTTCCATAACGGATTTCTTGGTGCGGAAGCCATGAAGTCTTGCTCTACGTACTCATCGTTGGAATTGTACATTAAAAGATCTCTGTCCAAGATTGAGTCATACTTTTTTAAGGCTAATATGTCCAAATCGTTGTAAATCCCTCCATGCTCGTAAAGTATGCAGTACCTTATGAAATCACATCTTTGTATGTCGTATCTCATATTGTGGTAAAACTCTAATGCATGTGGGAACTTGTCAGCGACCAAGTCTGTTGCCATTTGGTTATTCCATAAAATATGCTCGTAATCGTTATTTATTGTCTGGCATCTGTATAAACATTTTGAGTATAATTCTATTTTGTTTAAGTCATGCGTTTCGTTAACATAGTTTGGTATAAGATCATCACCGTCCCAGTTGAAATAAATGTGATGTATTTTTTTGGGTATCATCTTGGTTCATATACCACGTGTAGAATATTTGTCAATACTGATTAGCCTTGACTGATTTGTGTTAGTGTGTATTTTTGATGAATGAAAAAGATTCTTATCCTTATTGGCGCAGCTTCTTTGTTAGCTTGCAGTGTTTCTTGTGAGTCACTTAACACAGGGGCAAGCATTCCTGTTCCTTTCACTGATCCTGCTACCAGAGTAGGCGTGAACATTGAAGCAAAAGTGCTACCGCCAAAGTTTTGCATCGGTCTTGATGTAAAACCTTAATTGAGTTTTACTCAAATGTAGCGTTTTAAAGAACTCTCTATTGGGTTAGAGTGGGCAGTCCCCTTGTGTTTAATTGTATATGCTCTGTATACGGAGTTAACTTTGCTCTTTTGGTGGGTCAACCATCTTAAAAAACTTATCTGACCAATCTTTGTCCCACTCTACTAAGGTTCCTCCACCTTTAGCTCTTGCTCTTAGTAATTCGTATTTAGCTTGAGCGACCC